GAGATCCGCCGGCATCCTTGCCGATCGACAGCGGAACGCCGATCGCGGGCTGCAGCGGCTGGTCGGCGACATGCAGGCGCTGGTCGAATTCGGGATAGACCGGCTTGCCGTCCTGTGCGTAACCCGGCAGGCCGTGCACCATGCGCCGGGTGATGTGCTCCGGCTGGGTCGCCTGCTCGAGCTCGTAGGACGAGCGCGGCTTGCCGACCCGGTTTTCCGCCTGGGCCGAGAGGCCGGACGGCTGCTGGAAGAAATTATAGGCCGGATTTTTCGGCCGCTCGGCATTGCCGGTGCATTCCGCAAGCACCGGATGGTCGATGTCGGGCGGGTTCATGTCGCCCCAGAACAGGCGCGGCAGCACCACTTCGTCGTCGGCGACCGTCAGCCCCATTTTCCGCATCGCCTCGCGCCCGTCGCGCGACACGCGCTGCAGCTCCGAGGGCGCGATCATGCTCACCGGCGGAAAACGGCCGGTTCGCTGGAACAGCAAGCCGGGCACGCGCGGGTCGAGCAGATCGACTTCGTTGCCCCAGCCGGCCGAAACTTCATAGCCCTTGATGAACTGCTCGACGTTCTGGTCGCCGATCGCGCCCGTCTCGAAGGTGAATTCGCAAATGATCTTGTCCGGACCGCGCCAGGCTTCCCAGATCAGATGATGCTTGACCGGCCGGTCCTGCCCGCCCTCATAGCCCTTGTCCGGCCGCTGCCAGGGATGTCCGATCGGAAACATTTCGTGCCAGCTGGCAAGAGCCGTTCGGGCGAAGTCGCGATAGGTGTCGCGCACGCAGGCGAGCTTGAACCGGACGCGGCCATCCTTGCAGACCGGCATGTATTCGGCAGCGATCCTCGGCCCCTTGATGCACGACGCGACCGTCTTGCCCGATCCCGCCGGCCCCATGATGATATCGATCGGGCCGCGCGACTTGATAAAGGCAGCACCCACCGGGCCCGGCGGCAGATAGCGTTGAACGTCAATTCCCATAACCCTGTACCCTTGCAGCGGACCCGGAGCCCGCGCGCCCGCGCCCTTCGCCAGAGATCAGAATTTAGAACCGCCGATGGTCCGTTAAATCGGGCAGGACTGGAAAGGCCGGTGTGTGTGAGGCGACACCCCCGTGGGGGGTGCGCTTGCGCACACTTTCAAAGCCGGCCGCCAGGCCGTCCGCCTGCGCGCGCCAGCGCGCCCGCACGTGAGGCCGATACGCCAGGCGAGGCCGAGGGGGTAAGGCCCGCCGGTCGCAATGCCGCTTTACGCGCTGATTTCGGATAGGCGGCAGGGGCAACGATATCAATGGCTTGCGCCTGCCGGTTCGGGCATGGCTGGAATGCTCACGGATCGCAGCGGCCAAGCCGTTGAAATCGCTCACTCCGGCGATGGAGCCCGGGTGATGTCGATGACGCCCTCGTCATCCGGCCTGGTCGCCTCCATCTCGCCGACGAACATGACGCCGAGCACCTTCTTGTCGACGTGGATCTCGGTCGGCCGCTTGCTCTCGAAGTAGGGCAACAGCTCGGCATTGGCCTTGAGGATCAGCTGCATCGCCTCGAGCGGCGTGCAGCCGCCGCGCCAGACCACACCGTCGTCGTCGCGCTCGTCCCGCGACAGTTCCTCCGACAGCGTCACCGGGTTGGCGTTCGCCAGGGCGGCGAGGTTGAGGCCCGGATGCCGGTAGCCCATCCGCATCAACGTGTCCCGGAAGAGCTCGTTGGCCTTGTTCGGACTGCCCTTCGGCCTCCCTCTCCCTCGGGAGGCAGCGATTGCAGACGCGACATGCGCCACCGGCCCGGCGAAGAGCGCCAGCTGTTCGTCCTGATCATCGAGCATGAGCGATGGCTGCTCGGCCTCGTCCTCGGTCACCAGCTGCGCCGCCAGGTCGGCCATCACGGCTTCCGTCGTCGCCCTGGTCGATCCGACCTTCGCCGCCCGCTCCGGATCCGCCGCCACCGCCGAATTTTCCGGCGCCGTGTGTGCCTCTAAAAGCCCCTGATTTTCGTCTTCTGGACCTGCCATCGATATTTCCCGATTTCTTTATTCGCGGTTACCCGGTTACCTCGGGTTACCAGCGCCGGTAACCGCAAAACGCCATTCAAAACAGGAACATAAACCTACTGGTTACCGGGTTACTGATATTTGATGATCCCATACGCATGCGCGCGCGTGTGAAAAAACCTCTCATATTCCGGTAACTCGGTAACCGCACCTCTAGCTTGTTGTTTCGATTGACGTTTTGCGGTTACCGGGCCGGTAACTTTGCGGTAACCGCTGGTAACCGCCCGCACCCGGCAGGCCAGAATGCCGCCGCAGTCCGAACGTCCCACAAATCCCGCCGTGTTAAGTGCCTGCGCGCCACGCGCTGGTGCTCTCGTGGCGGGCGGCGGCACCATGGATCAGACAATCAACAGCGCCGCCGCCCGCAGGGCTTCAAGCAAAGCGCAGGCTCCGTCTTTCTCCCCCTCGCAGGGCGGGGGATGAAGTTAAATGCGCGGGCGATTTGGGCGGGGGTTCGGGTCTGATTGCGACAGAGATCAGAGGTATCGCAGCATCACGACCATGCCGATGAAGATGCCGACGAACAGCGCCTGGTAGCGCGCAGCGGCCCGGCGATCGCCATTGGACCAGGACCAGGCGCAATAGCTGGTGACGATGAAATAGGCGGCCGTGATGGCGCAACCGATCAGGATGGTCAGAATATCAAGCATGGGAACGCCTCGCAGCCGCAGGGCGATGCTAGCAGCGGGCGCGGGTGCTGACCAGCCGGCATGCAAAAGGCCCGCCGGATCGCTCCAGCGGGCCTCGCAGCGGGCAGGATGAGGTCGCCTAGGCTTCCATGCCCTCCGGCATCGTCGCGTTGTCGTAGGCCTTCATGTCCACCAGCAGGCAGTTCTTCGCCAGCCGGTTGATCTTGATATTGTGCCACCGCTTCTCCAATCCGCGCAGCACCACGTCGTCGGGCGCCTGTTTCAGCACGTTCGCCCAGCCGCCGCGATAATAGTCCGTGCCGTCGAAGATCCGCTCGAGGGCGGGATCGGAATGCGGGATCATCAGGCACATGCCGGATGCGGGCTTTCCGGCCGGCCGTAGCCCCAGGCCAATCATCGCCAGGCGCTCGCGCGCCTCCTCGAGCTGCAGCACGCCGGCCTCGAACATCTCGAGCACCTTGCCCACGGTCGATTGCTCGCCCGCCTTCCACTGGTGGATGACGGTGGAAAGCAGTCGCTGGATCACCTCGTGCCATTTCTCCATCTGCTCGGAGATCTCCGAGGCGGTCGCGGTGCGGATCGCGTCGATCACCCAATCCTCATCGTTGGCGTCGAAGCCCATATCCGTCATGCCGTGGCGGCCGACAAGCAGCTCGGCGCAGGCGAGCAGCGTTCCATAGGTGTCGATCGCCCGGGCGTCGAAGCCAACCTTGTGCAGCGTCCGCTTCCAGGCCGGCAGGATGTGCCAGTAGAAATCGTGATACCCGTCCATCACCTGGCGCAGGATCATCCGGCCGGCAACGTCCGATATCACCGGATAGGTGCCGGCGCCCTTGTCGAGCCGTTTCAAGTTGAGGATCGCCATGCGCGTCCGGTCCTGGACGCCGAGGGGGGGCGGGTTGATGGCGGAAAACAGGAAGCTCGAGCGCAGCTCGAACTCGACGCCCTCGTGGTTGGCGCCGCCGCGATAGAGCTTCGCGCCAGAATAGGCCTGCCGGGCAAGCTCGATGATGCTCTGCTCTTTCGAGGATCCTGCCTTCGCCTCGAACTCGTCGACCGCCACCGGCCGGCTGTCCTGGCCGATATTCTGGTAGATGCCGGCGGCCGTCGTGTTCGCGGTCGAATAGAGCGTGTCGCCGAAAATGGTGCGGATGATCCCATGCAGCGTCGATTTGCCGACGCCGGCGCCGCCCACGGTAAAGGCGATCGGCCGGACATCCAGCGCGCCGCCCATCATCGCCGAGCCGATCCAGCCGAGCAACAGGATCGGGTCGAGATAGGGCCGCTCCCATTGCCATGTCTTCAGGTCCGACAAAAGCTGGTGCGCCGGGCTGTCGTTGATGTCGATATGCTCCTGCCACGGCCGCAGGATCTCGCGATCCTTGGCATAGAAGGTGCCATCATATTCCGATGGCTTCGCGACCGTCAGCTTCCAGTCCTTCGCCCGGTTTTCCTTGTCGGTCTTCGTGTCAACGGCCCAGAGATGCGAGCCGGAGTGCCAGATGAACCTGTCCTGGGCGCGCCAGCCGCCGCGGCCGCGCACATTGTCATGCGGATCGAAATTGCCGCGCCGGCCGGCCTCGCTGATGATGCAGGTGATCGCCTTGTCGCGCTCGAGGCGCTTTACCTTCGGCGGGATCTGCTCGCCGGTCGCCGGATCGGTCTCGGCCTTGCCGAATGCCGGCCAGGCCCACAGCGCATAGTTCGGAAAGGGCGCGAACAGCTGCATCAGGGTCGGCAGGTCCCAGCGATCGACGGCATAGAGATCGCCCGAGGCTGAAATGACGAAGACGGTGGAGCCTTTCTTGCCGAGAACGGTGATCGGGCAATCCGGTGGCATGTTGTCCCAGGGCGCGCCCTGCCATTGGCCGGGCTTGATGCCACCGCGCAGGTCGTTCGGGCTGGGGTCGGAGAAATTCTGCTTCTCGGCAATGTCGAGCATCGCGTCCGCGAAATGCGCTCGAGTGCCCTTGATGCCGCCTTGGATGACCGGTTTTTTCGCCACGATATGCCTGCTGCTGAATATGAACTGTGCGCGGCCGCGCAAGGTCGCGCGGCCGCGTCATGGGATTACATCGTGGTGTCGAAGGCGCCATCGACGCGCTCGTGCGTCGTCTCCTCGAGCGGCACCTTGTAGGGCTGCGACAGCGACGCCAAATAAGCGGCCAGCTCCTCGTCGATGCGGCGATCGAAGTCGTCGATGTCGCAGAGCGTCGTGGTGAAGGTTTTCAGCACCAGCTCCTCGAGCGGATGCAGGTCGCGCCGATCGCGGTGGCCGAGCATGATGAGCTCCTCGCCGAGAACCACCGGCCGGGCGCGATCGCGGCCGACTTTGCGGATGTAGCCCGCCAGCTGGTTTGCCGGGGTGCTGTCCCCGCCGAGCGCGACCAGGTCGCAGAGATCGGCCACGTCGTCGGGGATCTCGCGATACTCGCCGACATAGTCGAGCACCGCGAAGGCCGCGCAGCTGGCCGTGTAGATCGCGCCGTCGTCAAATCCTTCCTTCGGGTCGAGGATCAGATCGGAAGGATCTGTCGGGCCAGCCGCTGCGCCGGCGTCATTGCCAGCTTCGCCAGTTCCCTGTAGCGCGCCTCGGGAACCACCATCAGCCCGAACGTCTCCGCCAGCTGCTCCAGCGCCTCCACCATCTGCAGTTCCTTCAGCCAGACCATCTGCGCTTCCGTCACCGGGATCGGTTCCCGGCTCATTCGTGGCAGATCCCGCATCGCCTGCAGAAGCTGCATTGTCGTCGGCAGATTGACCGTGCTCGCCGGCGGCAGCTGCGCCGTCATCACCGGTCGCTTTCGGCTCGAGCTCAGCTGCGCCTGTTCCCGGCTGATCTGCTCCATCACCAGCGTCCGGATCCTGTCCGTCGCCGTTTCCCTTCTCGTCCATGGATCGTCCACCACTCAAACTCCCGCCAGCGCCATCATTGCCCGGTTGCGCCGGCGCATTCCCTGTTTCGCCATCCTGGGCAGGATCGCCCGGTCCTCCGGCGCCAGCCGGCGCAGGTTCCGGCGCACGTGCTGCGCCCATAGCGTCCGGTCCCTCTGCAGCTGCACCAGCCGCCGGCACCTTTTCCTCGATCGCGTCTGCTGGTTTTTTTTCATTGGTCTTTCCCTTCTTCCTGGCCATTTTCAGTCTCCTTTTCGGTTGCTTCACTCTTCACCCAGGGCCAGCATGTAGACGTCGAAGATGCTGTCTTCTTCCTGTCGCTGGTTCCTGTCCTTCCGGCGGGCGCGCACGACGCGTTTCAGCGCCTTGACGTCATAGCCTCGGCTTCTGGCCTCGCCGTATTTGTCGGACTTGTCGTCGTTGATCGCCTTCACCTCCTCCTCGAGGCGCTCGATCCCTTCGACGATCTGCCGCAGCTCGGCGGCCGCGGCGTCGTCGATGCGCGAATTGTCGCCAATCGTGCTCAATTCCGGAACGCCTTCTCCATCAGGGCTTCCATGTGCTTTTCGGTGTCGACGACATCCATGCCGGCCCGCACGAATTCGGCGACCATCAAGGCGCTGTTGTTCTCCAGCTCCCTGTCGGCCGCCTCGGTATCTGCCTTCAGCGCCGCAGCGCGCGTCTCGAGCGCCGCGCGCTTTTCCCCCCAGGTCTTGCAGATCTGGATGAACCGGCCCTCGATCGGCGCCAGCGCCAGTTCCCTTTCCGTCGAATGCTCAAGCATGCTCACGCTCCTTCTTCCTGTGCGAGATCGTTGAAATCCTTGCCGACATGGCTGCTGATCACCGTCATCGGCTTGCCGGCCGCCGAAAGCTGCTCGAGCACCTGGTCGAACTGCTCTTCCGCCTGTTTCTTGCCCCAGTCATTGTCGCGCGCGACGATCACAGGGCCGATGCAGGGCAGCCAGACCGGCGCCTTGGCCATCATGTTGAGAGATCCGGCCGCCCAGACGCGGGCCTCGGGAATGGCGATCGCCAGCGAAAGCGCGTCCTCGATCCCTTCGCAGAGCACCAGCGGATGGGCGGCAAGCGCCGTTTCCGGCGGCTCGCCTTCGGGGCCATGGCTGATCCGGATCATCGAGCCGCCGGCCTCGCCATACATCAGCTTTGCTGAGCCCGGCGCCACCGGTGCCTTTTCAGGCCTGGAAGGATGAAGGAAGGTCAGGTGCACCGCCGTCACCTGGCCGGCCGGCGCCCGCATGGCGCTGTGAACGGCCGGAAAGTCCGGTCCCTTGCGGGTCTTGATCCGCCGGCCGTTCTCTTCCGTCCAGGTCGCCTTCTGCCAGTATTCGGTCGAGGCCGAAAACCGGAAGGTCTGCAGGTCTCGGTTCGGCACCAGGTCGAGCGGGCAGCGGCGCGCCGCGAAATAAGCCCGTGCCAGCGCCTCGGCGGTGGAATTGGCACCGTCCTGGAAGCCGCGATCGTAAAGCTTTTCCGCCGCCAGCTGGTGTTTCAGCCGGTTCGCCTCGTTGCGCTCCTCGGCCGTGCGGCGCGCCTCGGCCGCCCGGGCCTCGGCCGCGCGCCGGTCGAAACCCGACATCGACGACAGCCCGAGGAAATTCCGCGACCAGACCATCGCCTCGGCGAATTCCACCTGCAGGCAATAGGCAACGAGGCCGATGACATCGCCCTTCTCGCCCGATCGGTAATCCACCCAGGCGCCGATCGAGCGGTTGAGATAGACCTTGAATTCCGGGCTCTGGTCGAAATCCTGAAGCACCGGATTATGCGCCACCCACAAATGCCCCTTGCGCTTGCCGTCGGGCAAAAGCTGCGCGCAGAGATCCGTGATCCGGTCGCGCAGCATGTCCTTCACCAGGTCACGGTCGTTCTTCATGCTGAAAACACCCTTTCCAGGCTGGTGAGAAATGCGTCGAGCACCGCGTCGTCGCGGTTGTCCTCGATTTCCTTGAGCGCGATGCAGACCGAGGCGCGCGTCATGCCGGCGGCGCGCGCCACCTCGGCCTGGCTCATGCCCGTCGCCACCGAGGCGACGTAAAGCGCGATCCGCCTGAGCTTCGAGGCCGCCATCCATTCGGCGTCCGAGGTCGCCCGCTTGGCGGGGTCCTGGCAGAGCACCGTCTCGGCCGGCACCTTCATGAAATTGGCCACCGCATAGACGCAGAGCACATAGACCGAGCGTCCGGACGCGCCGGTGGCGCCAAGCCTGGCCGCCATCTTCGCCCGCGACAGGCCGATCTCGAGCCGGCGGATCGTGCCGGCCCTCGCCTGCGCCCTGCCCGCCATCGCCGCATGGAAATTTTGCGGTGCGTAATCCGCGTGCCGGCAGAGATCCGCGATACTGATGCCAGCCGCCCGCGCCTCTGCCGCGATCGAAGAAATTGTCCGTTCCTGCATGCCTGCCCCATCACATCAAAGTCTCGAAACCGGCCGGCACAACGGACAAATCCGGCCGGTTTCGTCATGATCCCGGCGCGTCTATGCGCCGAAAAACCCGCCCCAGAACAAAAGCCCGAGCCAGACGATCGCACCCAAGAAGGTGTACTCCGCGCTCCACGGAGTACGCGACTTCCCGTCATTGGCGATGGCCAGAACACAGCTGAAAGCCACCAACGCAAGAACAAGGAATTGAGGAAATCCCATCGGTGCCTCCTAGATCTCGGTCACGGAATGATCGGCGATCGGCGCCGGCTGCGCCGCTGCGGCAAGCCGCAAGCCCGCCGCCTCGAGAAGCAGCACCTGCTCCCCGGTCAGCTGCCCGTCCTCGCCGCGCACGGAAGATTTCACCACGCGCAGCGCGTCGAGATAATCGAGCCCGGCGATAAAGCCGGCATGCATCAGCCGGTTGCGGATCGTGCCCTCATAGCGGCCGAGAATGTCGAGCGGGCAGCGCAACAGCCACCGCGCCCGCGCCGCATGATCCGCCGCCTCCGCCAGCTGCTCGATGATCGGAAGAAGCGCGATCATGATCGCTCACCAGGTGCAGCAATCCGCCAATCGACACGGCTCTTGCAGATACCGGGCAATGGTGTGTCGGTGTGGACGATTGAGGCGACGAAAAGACGGCCGATGAACAGAAGCCGGAGACGGTCCAGCACACTGAAACTCAAACGGATATCTGTGCGCATCCAGCCAGATAGCGCTTCAATGCCTGCCGGCTCTTCACCGAGATGGTAGCGAAAGCCGAGTTTTTTCCAGAACCGCTCACGCAGCGTCGGTCGGTGGAACATCGCCTGGTCCATCATGCGGTTCCTTTCGTCGGGAAATGTTTGAGTTCGAAGGCCTGAATAAACGCCTGCAGCTCATCATTGATGAGGGACATGCGATCGAGGTCCTTTTCGGTAGGCTCGGCGTCGTCCTCCAAAATGCTCATGATGCTGCCGAACAGATGCTGCGCGCCCGCAAAGAAGGCGTTGCGCATTTCTTCAAGCTGAACCGGAGGGGCGTTGGCGGGAATGGATGCTATGCGAAGGCTTATCCAGCCCGCTTCGATCAATTTCCCTTTGTCAGTAAGCTCGCGGGCCAGACGCTCCAGATATGCGCGATCAGCCATTGTCCGAGCCCTCCGACGCCGCCTGGTTGAGCGCGGCCGCGGTGTACTCGAGAAAGGCATGACGCGCGGAAGAACTGGGCGTTCCGTGCCGATAGAGCCCGGTCGCCTGCCTGTAGGCCTGGCGGATGCTCGGCATCCGGCCGGAGACACAGCCGGCACGCCTCCGCTCGTCGGGGCCGGCGTCGAAAGGATAGGAGACGGCAGCCACCTTCCCCCACTGGTCGATGTGGATCGCCACCAGCCCGATCAGAAGCCGCCACCGGCCAAGCGCATTCCGCTTGACCTCGAATTTCGAGAGGGGATGCTCGATCATGGTGCCACCGCCTTTGGTGCGGGTGCTGGCTCAAACCGCTTCTCGAATTCCGCAATACCGAGATACCGGGGCGTTTCTCTCCCCTGCCATTTGAATGTCACGAGGCCATCGTCTACAGATACGAAGGTGCAAATCTTGCCGTCCGCCCGGTTGTTGAATTTCCGTCCAGGCGTAAGGTTGCCGTTAATCGCATCACGGTTTGCCAGCGCCGCGTCGATCGCCGAGATCGCCGCATGGGCCTCCCCCATCGACCAGGCCGGACCGAACAGTGCCGCACACACGGCGTCCTGGTGCTTCGCCGCCGACCAGGGATAGTTGCTCCGGTCCCAGCCCGCCCATTGCACCGGATCCTGTGAAGGTCCTGAATGACCGGCAGGCGCTTGAGGCCGACGGTTCCACCAGTCGGTCGCGATCTCCGGTGTCACTTCACCGTCAGCCGGCAAAGGGCCGAGAGCCTGGCACTGCTGGCACTGGATCTCTTTGCCGAAATGCTTGAGACGGTCACCGCCGCAGAATGGGCAAGGAAGGAGGTGAGCACTCATTTCTTCGCCCCGATCTGGATTTGTGCCGTCTGCAGGCCCTTGTTGTAGATCTCGACCATCGCCTTCGAGAGGGCGAGAGGCGCATCGCCGCCGCCCATCTTCCGCAGCGCCTCGGCGTCCGATGTCAGGACGCGGCGGTCTTTTCCCTTGAGTTTCATGGCCATGCGCTCGTGATCCATGCCGGGATTGTTGCGGATCAACCGGGCAAGCGCCTGAATACCGACGCCGGAAAGCGCGCCGTTGTCCTTCGCCCAGGCGGCAATGAGGATCCTGCAGGCTCCGGTCACCGCCGCGTCGCCGTAGGATTTCAGCGCCCGCTCGATCGAGGAAATCGAGCTCGTGCGGTTCGGCGCCGGCGATTTCGTGCCGGCCGGCACCACTTCGCAGCCCGCATCGTCGAGCACGCCGCAGATCCGCATCATGTGCTCGTCGCCCGCCTCGATGCCGGCCCAGTATTTCTCCACCGTCGAGATCGACGAGCGGTTGAGATTGACGCCGAGAAAACTCTGCGCCTCCTGATAGGACGCCTCGAGCGTGACCACGGCCGCCGGAACGGTGGAAATTTCGGGATGCTGCATGGCGGCTGCCAGGCGGTGCTGTCCGTCATAAACGGTATAGGTGCCGTCCGCCTGGTCGACGATCATCAGCACGCCGAATTGCGGCCAGGTGAATTCGCGCAGGATCTGCGCCACCCTCTTGAGTTTCAGCGGGCGCTGATAGCTGGCATCGACGCGGATCTTGTCTTTCTCGATCCAGGCGAGCTCCGCTGGCTGCCCGATCTCCATGTTCATGCCCTGCATCAGCACAGTCTCCCCTGCTCCGGTTGCTCGCGCGCCTCGGCCTCATCCGCCAGGCGCTGCTCTTCACGAAAATTTCGGAGATCCTCGAGCGTCGGCCGGGACGCGCCCGGCACGATCGACAGCGACACATAGCCGTCGCGGCGCTGGTAGGCGCTGAAGGCGCTGCCCTCCCAGCCGCAACGGGCCGCCTCGGCGGTCATGTCGTCGATCAGCTGCTGGTGAAACTTGCTGTTCTCGCCGGGATCGGCCGGCGCGCGGCCGCCATAGGCGATTTCGTAAGCCGCGCTCATGACAGGCTGTCCAGCTTGCGGTAGCCGGCGGCCACCCAGTTGGCCAGCGCCTGGTCAAGGCCGCTCGTCGAGCTTGCCCGCACGCCGGCAACGCTCACTGTCGTGCCGTCACCGCGCTCGCGGATCCGCACCTTCGGCAGTTCGGCTGTGATCGCGGCCATCGCCTTGTCGAGCGCGGCGCGATGCTGCCTGGATGTCTCGCTCCAGCGATCACCGTTCGAGGCATCGAGGGCCGGCACCTGCGCGCGCTGCGCCTTGACGAAATGAATGCAGGCGAGAAGATCCTTGCTCATGACTGCGCCTCCTCCTTTTTCGGAAACATCGCCCGCACCACGGTGGCCGTGGTCGGCTGCAGTTTCGAATTGTTCCGGAGGCCCCGGTACATGGTATTTTCCGGCACGCCCGATTTGCGGGCGAACTCCGCCTTCGACAGGCCAAGCTCCTCGCGCCACTTATCCACAGTTTGCCAGTCTAACGACATGTCACGATTTCTCCCTTGATTAATCATGACAGACCGTGATTTGGTAGAAAGTGTCAAGCACGTTCTAGCAAAATGCACAGGCAGTGGTTCCACAGTATGTTTCTCGTCGTGGACAACGAGCGCCAAATTCAACTGGACTGGTTGAACGCCATCCTCAAAACGAGGAAGTGGCGGCCGAACAGGCTTGCCGTATCGGCAGGCGTGGATCCGTCGGCCCTGTCGCGATTTCTCAATGATCCATCAGGCAAGCGCACACTGAACAGCTACACGGTCGAGAAGATCGCGGCGGCTTCCGGGTTTCCGGCCTTCGAGACGGATCCGGAGAATGTCAACATTGCGCGCAGCGGCTACACGGTAGGAGACGGCGCGCCGTTTAACGTCGAGCGCCCAGGCGAGCTGCAGCGGGCGATAGCGGCGATCCAGCAAGACCGCAACGGCATCGATGCCTGGGTCTTGACGAGCCGTTGCCTAGAGAATGCGGGTTATCTGCCGGGCGACGTGTTGATGATTGACCGGAACGCTCGCCCGAAGAAGGGCGATATCGTCGTCGCCATGGTCTATGACCGATCAGGCCACCCGGAAACAACAATCCGGTTGCTGGGCGAACCGTTCCTCTATTCCTCGTCAATGGATCCCGCCTTCATGGAACCGATCCTGATCGACAAGAACGTCGTTATCGTCGGCACGATGGTGACTTCGCTGCGCGAGCGCCGCGCCGCCGCCTGATCTCATTTGCGACATTCCCATTTAACAAACGTGATCACGTTTTGACGCGGTCCGCCGACGGTCACATTTAACAAACGTGATCACGTTTCCCCGCCTGTCGCATTTAACGAACATGATCACGTTTTATCAGTCAGCATTTACTTATTTTTCTGTGTGAAACCGGCGGCTCTCCATCGCCACAAAATTGCCACAGCATGCTTCAGCATTTCATGTCATGGATTTTTCATTGACAAATATTGCCAGCTAAAACATGCTCGGTCCTGCATCTGATTTGCACCTGCAGGAGAGAGACATGGCACTGAAGGATCCGCCCGTCACATTGAAGGAGCTCGCCGAGGCGATCGGCCGGCCCGAAAAATACTTGATGCGCAATTGGCAGAAGCTGAACGAGACGCACGGCCTGCCGCGCAAGCTCTCGATCGGCTGGGTCTGGCCGCGCCTCGCCACCGAAGCCTTCCTGCAGGGCATCACCGAGGAACAGAAGCCCGCCACCGGCCCGACCGTCACATCGGTCGTCGCCAACCAGAACCAGGCGCTCGCCGCCCGCTATGCGGGGGGCCGGGCATGAAGAGCTTCCTTCAATGCAAGATCGACCGGCTGATGGCGCAACGCACCTGCCCGCTTTGCAACAGCCACAAGAACGGCAGCTACAATCGCGCCGAGGTTGACGAAGGGCTCATCGGCACCTTCGCGCCAAACCCGGACGACCTAGCCGCGATCAAATTCTTCTGCGGCGCCGAGCTGTCGATCGACGAGGACGAGCGGGTCCGTAGCCGCTGCCCCTGCACCTTCGCCATGCGCGACGGCGTCGACGCGATCGCCAGTGACGCCGAGCTGACCTTTGAAGACCAGGAGCAGGCAGCATGAGCACGATCATTTCGCAGCAAGGCATGAGCCAGGACGACGCCCTTCTTTGCCCATCGAACTGGCGGCGCATGATGGCGCGTTCGGTCGCGACCGGATGGAGCGATCAATTCTGCGACTGGGTGAACGCGGAAGTTCAGAGACCGGAATTCGATCCGACCGAGCTGCTGCAGGCGATCAGCTCGCTCCTGCTGCAGACCTTCGGCAGCGTCAGCGCCCACCTGATGGAGGCCGAGGCCGACGACCAGGTGCGCCGCACGCTGATCTCCATGATCAACCGCGACCTGGTCGAGCACATGCAGCGCACCAGGCAGGAGATCGCCCTATGACCGCGCTCGCCGAAAACCCCGCCTGCGACGATCCCCGCCGCGTTCTCACCAATGCCCAGCAGAACGCGCTGCGCTGCATCGACCACTACAAGCACCAGAAGAAGGTCGGCGCCGACTGGTGGATCGGAAACTTCAAGTTCTCGGCCGCGCTGATCGCCAAGCTGCACGGCCACAAGCTGATCGTCGAGCGCCGCCACGCGCACGGCTTCTATCTGACGCTCACGCTCGCCGGCGATATCGCCGTGTCCCGCCTGAAAAGGAAGTCGGCATGAGTACCCGAGAAAATCTGGCCGCCCTCGAGGCGGCGATGATCACGGGCGACGAGCTGATGGCGCGTGTCGTCGATGCCTTCAAGGAACGGTTGGGCATTGCCGAGGAGATTGAAAGCCTCGAGCGGCTGCGTTCCGTGGCCCGCGCCGGCGCATCGAGCTTCGTCGTTGAGGCCGCCGGCATCCTCAAGGAAGAACCGCAGGATCTCCTGTTCGGATCCGCATCCGACCACACGTGGCACCAGTAGCCGCCGCGCATTCTGTTTACCGTCCGCGCCTCCCCCCAAAAAAGCGGACCACCTGACCGGCGGCATTTGTATCTTTTAGCCGCCGGTATTTCTTTGCCCTGATGAAAGGACCGAACATGCAAAAGCCCCTAAGCGCAGAAATCTATCTCGACCGGGTCGGCCGCTTTAAGGCTCGCATCGGCGAGATCCGCAACACCGGCCATCGGATCACAGAGGATAGCGGCCGCTTCACGGTTTACAGCATTACGATGAGGGGCAACCGCGTGCTGTCGCTCAATACGACGCGCGACAAGGCGGAGGCTGACATCACCGCCGAGTGGCTCATCTTTTCGGCAGCCAGGACGCCAGGGACATCGCGCGATCGGGACATCGGCTGGGAGGAGCTACCGCTGGAAAGAAAGCTCGCGGAACTGAACCTTCGGGGCAATCTGGCTGAAAAACAGCTGCGTCCACTCCTGCAGCCGGGAGACAGAATTCGCGCGACGAAGGCCGAATGCGGATCGCGGGAGGCCAGCTTTACGTTTTCGCATTGGGACGGCGGCTGGATCGTATCGAATGGCGGCAGCAGCATCTCGCCGTGTTCGGTCTACAGCATCAATGGCAAAGTGTTCGAGGTTTAGCCCATGACCGCCATCCCCTATGTCACCTGGCGCGACGGCCGCCCCCGCTTCGTGCCCTCGGTCAATCTGCGCGCCGAGGGCCACAAGGGCCATGACCTGAAACATGCCGACGGCCGCTGGTTTACCCGGGGCGAATGCCTGGACTGGTCGGATGCCTTCGCCGCCCGCCTCGAGACCGACAGGAAGGCCGAGAAGGACAGGCAGCAGAAAGAGCGCAAGGAAGCGCTGAGACGGGCCGAGCGCGAAAGACGGGCACAGGCAGCCGCCAGCCCCGCCAGGGCGCCACAGCCCGCCCTGCCGGTCGATACCGGCCCGAAATCCTATCCGGTCTGCCAGCTCTGGCACGACTGGCTGAATTCGCCGCGCACCAGCCTGCTCAAGCAGCGCACCATCCACAATTACCGGGCGCTCGGCCGCGTGCTCGAGGACCATGATCCGGATCTCTGGGCGTCGGAAGTCGCGGCGCTCGATGCGCCGATCTGCAACGGCCTCTATGAGGAGATCTGGAAGGAGCGCGGCCAGGCCACCGCCAACAATGTGTTGACCGCGATCGGCGCGGCCATCAGCTGGGGCATCCTGTCGGGCAAGGTGCGCGGATTGAATGGTGGCAACCCGGCGCAGAGCCTGCGCAAGCGCACGCTGAAACCCCGCATCCGCTTCGCAACGCGCGAGGAGGTCGATGCCCTGGTGGAGGCGGCCGACAAGCTCAATCTGTTCGAGATCGGCGACAGCATCATTCTCGGCGTCTGGCAGGGCCAGCGCCAGGGCGACAGGCTGGCCATGCGCTCGCCGACAATGCTCGGCAATGTCACGTCGATGCAGCAGGGCAAGACCGGCGCCAAGGTCGCGATCCCGGCGGCGCCCATCCTGAAAGCCCGCATGCAGGCGGCGATCGCCAGGCGCCCGTCGCAACTCAACAGCGACTATGTCATCCTGGACGAGGCGCGCTGGGAACCCTTCACGGATCCGTCGCGCTATCGCAAGCTCTTTGCCATGGTGCGCGATATCGCCGCCCGCAAGGTGCAGTCGGTCGCGACGCTGATGGACAAGGATCTGCGCTCGACCTGCGTCACCTGGCTGGCGCTCGCCGATTGCACCATCCCCCAGATCGCCTCGATCACCGGCCACACGATGGAGAGCGTCCACACCATCCTCAAGCACTACCTGGTGCTCCATCCCGACATGGCAGCCACCGCGATCGGCAAGCTCGTCGTCTGGTACGAGGCCGGCGCCAAGACGGATCTGGCCATATGAAAACCCGCTATTGCGACGACTGGGCCTGCAAACTCAAATGGAGCTGCCGGCATCACTTCGTCCGATCGCGCGACTATTGGGCGATGTCCGAGAAACCATGCGAATTCTGGCGCGGGCATCGCACAAGATGGGGATGCTTCGACTATGAGGCAGACCGCTCGAAGCCCTGGCTGAATGCAATCCTGTTTCCAGGGGAAACCATGATCGACGAACCGAACAAAGGAACAATGCAGTGAAGACTTCAAACGCACAGATGTCGCAGCAGCTTTCCGTCAAGATCGAGGACGGACAGCTCAAAATCTCAATCGGGGTCGCCCTGCTCGCTTTCGCAATCCAAACTCAAGACGAGTGGCCGGAAGAGTTCTACGTCAGCGACATCAGGGAGTTTTCTAAATCGCTTGCACACCAGCTGTGCCGTGAAGAGGAGGATGGCACCACGCCGGTGCATCGAATGCTCGATGCTGCCGCACAGGAAGTCCTCAACCAGGGAGACAACGGCGTGGATGAAGGAGACGTTGAGACCGGGATTGCGCTGGCAAAGATGTATCTAGACGCGAAGTACGTATCCACTCATGAGGCGCGTGAGGCGTGAGGCGAAAAGGCAATCGCCTCACGGCGCGAAAATCGCCTCATAATTTCGGATTTTTGCGCTAAGCTATTGAGATAATGGTGGGTGATGTAGGGTTCGAACCTACGACCCGCTGATTAAGAGTTACCGCGAGATTGAGCGGTCGCAATGGCTTAAAAATGCCCCTCGGCAATCGCCTCACGGTTACGACGTTTTATGACCATTCCTCACGCCAGCGTCAACACCGCGCCGGCACGTCCTATCCCACAGTCACCACGGCCGTCGGTGCGGTCGCGCCGGTCAGGTGAACCCAGACATTGCCGGAGGATTGGAACACCAGCTGCTGGGCCACGTCGCCATTGGCGTCGACCGTCGCGGCCGCCAGCTTGCCATTGGCCACCGGAACCTTGGCGCCACCCTCCATCTGGGTCAGGACCTGCAATGTGCCGCCACCCAGATCTCCATCATAGGCCAGCGTGCGATAGCCGCCGGAAGAGCGCGCCTCGATCCCGGCGTTCCATTCCTCGTCGGCTGAAAATTCGTGAACGGCCATCAGCGGGTCTCCTTGGCTTGATCGTTGCTCTGGCGCTGCAGGAGCTCCCGCACCACCTTCATGTCGCCGGCGAGCTCGGTCACCGATTTCTGGACCTCCCGGATCGCCGCGCTGTCGCCCACCCGGTTCTGCTCGAGCACGGTGACGCGGTAGACCGCATTGTCGATCTTGCGGCCGTCTGCCTCGGCGTTCTGCTCGATCGACGCAAGCCGCACGGCCACGGCGCCGTCCTTCTCACGGATCTCGCCCATGCGATCCTTGTGGAGCTGCGCATGTCCGTCCCAGCGACGGCCGTCCTCGATCACGAATTTGGCGATCGCCTCGGCGTTGGCATCGATGCGCCGGCCGACCTCGTTGGTATCGGCGCCCCATTTGTAGACCAGGCCGCAGGCGGCAATGACGATCAGGCCGCTGTTGATCAGCGACCCGAATTCCTTGACGACATGGAGCGTGCGATTGTCAGCCATCTTTCTTCACCGCCCGGATCACCGTGTTTCCGCCCATGTAGAGCCCGGCATAGGTCATGAAGATAGTCAGGAACGTCGACATGTCGAAGCCGGTGTCGATCGCCGCCGGCGAGCCCAGCGCCTGCAGCACCGTATTCAGCAGCGGGCGGAGGATCACGTACCAGGCGATGCAGCCCAGCATCAGCCACATGCCGGCCGGCCGCCATAGCCAGCCGAAGCCGGTTTCCTTTTCCATCTCCGCCAGCATCAGCCGGTTGGCCTCTTTCTGGCGTTCGACATCGGCAAGGATCAGCTCCGGCGTCACCGCCTCTGCTCCAAGCACCGCCGCCTCGAGCTGGCCGGTGGAGACATCGGGCAGCTGCTCAGGCGTCACCCCGGCATTGCCGGCGATCACGTCGATCACCTTGCCGCCGAGATCTCCGGCCGTGCCGCCGACATGCTTTTCGAGGATGCCCTTGACGATCGGCGCCCCGACCTTGGCGGCGATGTCGATCAGGATGGATGCGAGAACGGCGCTCATTGGATAGCCGCCTTGTAGGCATCCGCCCTCGCCTGCGCCACACGCTTGCGAACAATGAGCAGGCCGGCCGCGATCGTCAGCACCAGGGCGAGGCCGCCGAGCACCCAGAGCGTCGTCGCATCGACGGCCGAAGGATCGATGACAGGCGCGCCGGCCGAACCGGCTGCGCCGGTCGCTGTCGTCTTGGCGGCACGATCGGCCGTGTGCGCCGTCGTTCTCGCCTTGTTGGTTTCGGCAATGGCTTCCGCGTTAATCCTGCCCTGCGTCGCGCCCAGGGCCGCCAGCGCCATGGCAACACCCTTGACCTCGATGTCGGCGACGCGCCGGCCCCAGCCTTTGCCGAAGCTTTTCCAGATCTTCAGGGACTGCATGAAGGAAAGCCGGGCCCGGCAGATCCGCTTGACCGTATCGTCCGGCTTGCCTCCGATCGAGGCCATCAGCCATTTGCGCCCGCGCGAAACGCTAGAATTGACCGAGGCGTCATAGACGGCCAGGTCTACGCCAGGAAACAGCTGGGCCGCATTGCACTTGTCCCAGAATTCCTCGCGGAAGATCCGCAGCGCCTCTTTCATGGTGATGTCGCGGACCGAACGGATCGGCAGGCCCCAGCGCCGGCGGCAAGCATCGTAGGTGCCTTGCGTCACCCCGTACATGGTCTTTCCGCCGGGATCGGCCTTGTGGTCGCTCCACCCGCCCTCCCAGGCGGCAGTGATGGCATGGCAGATCTCGAAACGGTCCGGCATGAAAAGGCTCCAGCATGGTCGATGCTGAAGCCTAGGCCTTTTCAGGCATCGTCAAATGAGGGTCGCGGACTTCAGCGAGATGATCCCGCCCGTTGAGTATCTCGTGACGGGATTGCCTGCCTGTATCCGCGCCGCTATCGTTTGCCGATGGAAGCACTGATACGACTAGTTATGAGAATGTCTTATTGGGTCCGGCATCCGCCGTCTAAAACGCGAGTGGTTGCCATGGCGGCTGCAGTCGGCCTGGTGGCGGTGGTCGTGATGCTGGAATATCTAGGCTTGTGGCCTTCGATCCTGACACTTTAGGATCGAAGCTTAGAAGAAATTGAACGGGCAAAATTGATGATCTTTGGGAAAAACCTGAGCGTTGAAGATAGCCTGAAGGCTTACGTTAAGGCGGGGAACACCTATTCAGGACCTATTCCGAAGGGAGGCATCAGCGACCTGATTTTCAATCTCGGCAAATTCGGGAGGTCAGGAAATCACATCGTTTTCGGCAAGGGATGTACGGTAAAGGCGCTGGCGATTGTCTGCCCGCTGGGACACGCCACTATGCGCTTTGGCGACAAGACGATGATATCGGGCAACGTCAGAATTGATCCCGACTGCTTGCTTGAAGTTGGGAATGGCACTTATTTTCAGCGACCCAGCCGGCTGGTGCTTTATGAAGGCGTGAAAATCCTGATTGGCAAAGACTGCCTTTTCTCCAATGTCGTCATCCGGGCGTGCGATCAACACGCGATTTTTGACGCCGACAGCGGAGACCGCATCAACCATTCCGCCGATATCGTGATTGAGGATCGGGTTTGGCTAGCGGAAAACGTCACGGTCTCGAAAGGCCTGACGATCGGAAGCGACACCGTGATCGGCTCCCATTCGGTAGTGACGAAACCAATCCCGCCCGGCTGCGTGGCTGTAGGTATCCCGGCCGAAGTCAAAAGGACCGGGATACGATGGAGCAAGAAATTGCCGAGAGAGCCGGCGAAACCGGCCAAGCCTTATGAGAGCCAGCCGGTCGCGCCTGTTCAGCCGGTACCGACCGTTACGCGACGATGGTCTGCTCGGTTGCGAAGCCTGATATTACCTTGATCGCTCGGTTCGTTGCCTTCGATGCAGCCACCGAAGTGCTAATCCAGAAGCCGATAGAGCCTGCGACCGACGTTCCACCCAGCCGTATGTTGTCGTAGTCTGGCCTTGTGGAGCCGCTATCCCAAATAGCGTATTTGCCGCAACCGAGGAGCGTACCATTCCGGAATGTGACGTCAGATGGCCCGCCCGAAACTCGAACAGTAGCCCCATCCAACGTTGTCGACCCATACGTTACCCCATCAGGGACAACCCAGTTTACACCCGTGAAGCCATCAACCAAGACGTTTTGAGCGCCGGCAGAAACATAAATGCCCCGCCACAGGAAGGCATCCCCGACACGCGCCGAGAAATAGATATTCTTGGCCGTGACGTGCTTCATGTTGCTGATGTAGAGTGGCATTACCTCTTGAAGGCCTGGCGCCCAATCTGCCGGACGAGTGTAGCGAAGGCCGTCGATATGATTATCTTCGCCGAAGTCTCCCACACCTACGCCAGCTGACGAATAGATAGAGCATCCTCGCCCGCACATCTCTGCGACCACGTCGTACATTTTGATGCCGGAAGGAGGAGGATTATCCGCATGACACTTGATCCCAACGGCATGCGGCACACCGCGAGCGTAGACCCCTCGAACAGTAATCCCCCAACAGCCGTCATCCGCTTCGACAACCATGCTGTTTTCATAGCCGATGCGCCCGCTGGCAAAATATCCACTGATGTCCTCGAAGTGGCTGCTGTGGCTATAATGGAACGTAACGGCGTCATCGCCCCAATTCTCTAGATGAATGCGCTTAATTTGCCAGCCGTGACTTGCAATCCCAACATCGCGCTTTGATGCCGATGGAGCGGCAGAATACTTAGGTACGCCGGCCTGCAACTCGCCGTTGTTGCATAAGTCAATCCCGTGAAGCACAGCCTCGATGATATCGAGGTCGTAAGCTTCACCATAGCTTGTGCCGAGCGTACTGATGCCGCTCCCGCCTGGCGAATTTCCGATGACGTGACCACGGGCCGTCGTGGCCCCGTCAAGGCAAAGGTTGTGAATTACGCTTCCGGCCTCTCCACCTCGCTTATGTCGTGGGCCATAGACCGGGACGAGATTATTAGCCGCAGCTGTTTGCCTGATAATCGTGCCGCGCCGGCTAACCCCAAATGTGTGCACATTGCCTTTGATCGGATAGCTATCGCTGGCCAGATAGGTTCCATAACCGAGCATCACTTTCGCGCCGGTCAGCTGCGCAAAATCTGTTGCTGCATCAAAGGCAGCGGCCATGTCAGTGTCAGATGTCCGCACCGTAAAGCCGATAGAGTCGCACGATGGCCCCTTGCCGATCACACCGCTCAAGCCGTCCACGTACAGGCGGATGAACAAGGAGAGAGCGTCAGCTTCGATATCCGTCAAGCCCCGGTTCATGGCGACGAACATACGAACTGTATGATTGCTGAACTGCGACAGTCCGGAACTCAAGAGCAAGCCCGTCGATGTGGTCAGCGTGGTGCTCGTCGCAGTCGGGTAGCGCTTGAATATCTCGTCATCATAGTAGCTGTTGAAGCCGGCCGACGAGCTGCGCGTCAGGATACGTACACCGTCCTTGCTCGACGCAGTGCCCCAAACGTTGGCGTTATTCATGAACCGGACCAGATAATTCCCGCTGACGTCATACGGGTTGATCGTGATGTTCGCACCCGAACCGCCGGCATTGCTGGAAACAACATAGCCAGTGGTCGTTCCGCCAATCGAATAAAGCGCGATCGTGCCATTGTCCTGCGCAAGCAATGTGTTCCAGGCAGGAAGTGAAATGTAGCCGCTGGTGCCATCCCCGGTGATGCCATAGCCTGGGGTATGGGTCAGAGTGCCCCCATAGGTGACGTCAACGGTTGCCGTCTTCATGTTGATGGCACTGTCCGCTTTCGTCTGCCCGGCCGAACACAGCATTTCGGTGGTGTCGTCCCAGAAATCGCGCCATTTCATCCTGCGCACATGCCTGTCATGGTGCATCAGGTGAAGATAGCTCGGCTTCGTTGCGCAAGCATCGTGCCAAGCCTTGGTTTCGGCCTCGCATTCAATGTGCGGGAAGGCCCCGAACATTTCGAGACGGATGACATCGCCGGGGACAATCTGCCACCATGCTCCGTCCGCGCTCTGCTTGTAAGATGGGTAGACTACCCCGACCTCAGAAAGGTCGAGATTGTAGAAGTCAATCGTACCGCCGATAATGTTGCTGCCGTCTCGGACATGATCGCAAACAATCCGAGCATAGGCGGCAGTCGCCGGTGCCACAGCGCTCCCGGTGAAATTCTGCGCGATCCCGATTGAGGAAGCAGCTGCGCTAAATGCAACGTTGGACGAGATGAACACATTGCCAGAAGTGTACCAAAATACGCTGACCTGCCCTGTTCCTTTTGGCGTTAGGGCTGAGTCAAGGGTGCCTCTGCATATGTAGTTCTTCCCCGCCGTAACGGGGTAATATTCCGCAAGAATCCCGCGCTGATAGGCCGCGCCAACAGATGCGTCAACATCAGCACCTGAAGACCGTAGCGCCCTTTTCGTAGGGGCAACGCCTTGCGGGTTCAGGACAAACGACCACCTCGACGTGGCTTGACCGTCGAAAGTCCATAGGCCGCCAGTATTATATTTGGCGTTCGCGATGATCCCCGCGCCGCCAGGTCGGGAAACGCGCTTCTTCTCATGCTGGCCACCATCGCCCACTGCGGAATATCCGTAGACAAAGACGGAATTCACTTGAGGCGGAATGTTCGCGGCGGTGAAATCGGCTTCGGTGTCGAATGCGCCAAGGGCAACGCGCAGCCAGTCAAGGGAAACCTTCCCGCTTGCGCCCGCGGCATCGTGCCCCCACAAATGCGTGAGATCGCGTCCGACCAGGCGGTCACCCTTCTCGGTCCGTCGCGCGTCAAGTTTTCTAAGCGTCATGGCTCACCCTACCTTCACTTCAACGAGCGCACGGCCGTCATCCGCCACGCCGATCACCACGCCGATCGAGCGGCGATAGGCCTTCTGCACGGCTTTGAGCGCCGCAATCGTGGTTGCCGCGTCCTCCGCCGCACCCATATCCACCAGGGTCGCCGTGATGCCGCCGCCGCCATCATCGACCGGCACCAGGTATCTGCCGATATCGGCGCTCGAGGCGGCGATGTTGACGGGGACATAGCCGCTCTTGGCTATGCGGTCCCACTTAGCCCGCTCTGCCTCAAGAGCTTCGTCAAATGCCGACTTCCGATCATGGTACGCATCAACATTCGCAGCGTGTTCGGCGCGAAGGTCAGCCACTAACTGCCGATCCTGCTCGGTTGGCTCATCGCCTTCCATGTCTGGCAAGGATAGTTCCGGCATTTCTCCGACAGGTTCGAGGCCGTACTGTTCGCAGATGCGGCCAGCCTCTCCCCATGTGTCGCCACCGACGAGATTGGGAGACGTGCTCTTCATCACGAACCGCCCCGCGACGTCGGCAAAGCGATCAGTCAGAAGCCCATCGGCAGCAAAGCCGAGAATGGCCCCCTTCGCGACAGACCCGTAAAGATGAGGCTTGACCTCGTGGTATTCCGCAACGTCAGCGCCAGACGCATTGATCGTGCCGTTCGCATTGATCGATCGGCTCGTGGTATTGTTCATGTTGATGCCGAGCACGTGCGCCGCAACATTCACGTTGTAGAACTCGCGGCCGGTCGTGTAGGCCCGCATCAGGCTTACGGCCTGGTCGTCTATACGCAGCATCTCCGAGCCTTCGGCCTTGTCGGCATAAAGACGGTGGAAGTCGCTGTTCGTGAACGATCCGGCATGCAGGTAGCCATCGTTTGTGACATCCCCCAACATGACATTGCGGTGGCGCGTGGCAGTCGTGCCGCCTTGGGACCGCAGGCTGGTATAGCCCGACCCCACGACGTTCATCGCAATGCCGTTCGTGAACGGGTTGGAAGATGAACGGCTCAAGAGAACGCTGTTTGCAACCGCGCTTCCGTCGCCATAGAGGCCATCGATGATGTGCGAGTTACTGCCAAGAACGCTGACGCCGACCTCTGCCTGGCAGTTGACCAAGCGTCCGTTAAGAAGGCTGTTTCCGATAGAGTTTGTGCCGATCTGGACAACCGGCGTGAGACCACTCGCCCAATTCCTGATGGTGTAATCGGAAACGGTACAAGCCCGGGCGCCATCGGTGAAGATAATCGCGTTGCCGAGGGCCTCGACAGCGTCAGCGCCATCTACGCGGACACCTTTGACGGTTGCCCCGGTGAACGCCCGTACTTGGACAGCCGAAAGCGAATTTGTATTGGCGGGGTCGGCCCGTAGCGGCTCCCGGTAGTGGACCCCGTCCACGACGATATCAACCGAGAAATTCGGCGTGTCATCAATCGTGGTCGCGTTGTCGTCGCCCAGGAAAACTGCCTGGGTGCAGCGCCACGCATCCACACCAAACGCCCGGACGCGCCGCGCGGCTGCTTCGGTGGCATGGCACTTAATCGCCAGGAGCCGGTTCACATCGTGCCCGTAGACACCGAAAATCCCCACATCGCTCGAACCGTCGTCAATTTCCAAGCCGTTCGGCGATGCGGCCGTCTGGAACTTCTTTTTGGCCGTATGAACGTAGCTGTTGATCAGAACGATGCCGGGACCGCAATGGTGCGTGGTGATAGCATCGTCCCCGGCCAGACAGCCTTCGCAGTTCTGCAGCAGAACAAATTCGGAGCGCTTGCCGGAATAGACACCCACCCCGCCTGGATGCTTGTATTGGCGGATGCCGTCTCCGTCGAGGTCACCACCAGGCGCAATATCGATACCGTGCAAGACGGCGTTCTTGCCCTGCAAGTTTTCCCCGGTGAAGCCCGTCGTATGTGCGATCAGAAATGCTGTGCCGGCCGGCCTGTTCACCGGGTTGGCCATGACCGTTGGCCGGTCCGCATTTGCGTCGCCCGTCAGGTCCATCATCTTGACGTTGGTAGTCCGCACGTCCAAATCTTCGGGCCTGAAGACGCAGCACTCAACATCGGCGTCATCGCTGAGGATCACGGTGGAGATTGTTTTTCCCGCGCCACGAACTCTGCTTCCATCCCGGTAGAAGAGATCGCCATCGACGATCCAGACACCTGCAGGAATGTCGATCCAGACACCCTTTTGAGCACCCCAGTCGAGGGCGATCTGAATTTTCTGTCGCCGTTGCGCCGGCGTCTGACTGGGCGACAGCCGGGCACCGAAGGCCTTGATGCTCACTGAGAGACCGTTTGGTTCTCCAAGCTCAAACCACTTGCTGTCCACCTGCTTGTGCCAGGGCTGGACCGGAAGCGGCGCGTCAGCCAGCCGCCTCCAGCGTTTCCCGCCACCATCAGAGGCCGTCGCCTCGCCCGCGACATCGATATAGCCATAGGTGCTCGGGATCGTGGCGCCCTCGAACGCCGCCTCGTTGTCGAAAACGAACGGCATGGTCGCATTGGCAGGCATCGCAAAGCCGGCGGCGCTTTCCACGTAGAGCGAAACATCATCCCCGGGATATTCCGACAGCCGAAACGTCGCTCCGTCATCGACGATGAGATAGGCTGCGCCGTCCTTCGGCTGCTTCACGCCGCCGACATAGCCGTTGACATGGAGATGTCCGTTGATGCCAGGCACCCGGGAGGAAAGCGGATAATCCAGATTGCCATCGGCCGTCACGCTATTCAGCTTGACGGCAAAAAGCGGCGACGCGGCCGAAAGAAAATCTTCCCAGATCTGTCGTGCCGCATCGGCCGCCAGGGCGGCGGCGGCAAGGAGGTCCGCCTCGAGCTCGCGATTGACAAGCTCGCCGCCATTCCAGCCGATCAGGCTTTTCCCGTCGGAAGCCGGCAGATCGGTCGGCGTTTCCCCGAAACCGACACGCACAGCACGGCCGAGTTCCCGCGCATGCTCCTGGAGCACGGTGCCCTGCTTGGAGAGCTCCTTCTCCAGCGCCGCCGGGTCCAGCTGGTGCCCTCGGGTAATTCCGGAGCTGCGCTCATGCAATCGGTCGCCGACGACAATGAAATCCGTCGTTTCCGGCAACACGCCGACAAATGTGACGGTGAAATAATCCTGCGGAAGGTTGGAGACTTTCGAAACCGCCACCGTGGTCGGGAAGAAATCAGTATCGCCGAGCGCCCTGGTCCACACAGACACGTCGACAGTGTCGAATATCTTCCAGGAAAAGGGACCATAGGTGGCGTTCAGGCCATCGCCGGAAAGGATCGCGCTTTGCCGCGCCTCGCGCGGGATCGGATAGGGAGTGTCAGCCATGGCGCCCTCATCAAATGATGAGAGCGATCATGCGGTCGCGCGCGCGCCGTTAAATGTGGCTACTCACCGCCGGCGGTCGCAGGATCAGGCAGGCGGGTCGGCGTCAGATTGCCGGGCTCCCACCACTGGCTGTTTCGCCGCGCTTTCGCCTTGAAGCTCCTGTCCGCGTCCGGATCCGCCAGCCACTGCAGATTATCGACGAACAGCCGCCGATAGGCGAGCCTGGTGGCGGGATGCGACGAGAGCACCGGGGTATAGCGGCCAACATAATCGGTGACCGTCTTGCCGATCCTCGCATCCTTCAGTTTCTCTTCGTCGCCCGTCACACCCGCAATGATGGAATGCACGCCGCGCAGCGTCATGTCGGCCGTGTCGCTGATGAAGGCGACGCCCGGTCCGCCGATGGTCGATGCCAGAGAACCACCGAACCGGTTTTCCGCCTTGTCGATGAAATCGGCGAACAGGCCGCCGCCGCCGCCCTTGACGAAAGCCTTCGTCCAGAAAGACACCGACGACATATCCTCCGGATCCTTGCCGTCGAGCATGGTCTTGACTTGCTGGTAGAAGGCAGCGCCGAGCGTCAAGGGCACCGCCATCGCCGCGAAGTAATAGCCGCCTCGGGCAACCTTGCCGGCCGAGCTCTTGGCGATCATCGAATAAACATAGTGCGCCTCGAGCTGGCGGGCCGTGAAGGACATGCCGAAGCTCATGAACTGGGTCGCAAAATCGAGGATTTCGCCGGTCACCGTGCCGCGCGGCGCGATGCCTGTCAGCACCGACTTGATGCGCGGATCTCCGGAAGGAACAGATCGTTCCGCCCATTGCGCGATCATCTCGGCATATTTCTCGGCAAGCCGCCGATCGCCGGTCCGCTGCATCACGCCACCAGGATCGAGGAAGCCGAGTTCGTCGACGCCGGCGCGCATCCGGTGCCAGTCGTCGGCGCCAATCGCAAAGCCTTCCATGGTCTTTTTCAGGAGCGGCGGCAGGTCGATCCAGTCGGCATTGTCGCGAGCAAAGCCGCCGAGCGTATCGTGCCAGGCGCCCGCCTCCACCCGCTTGCGCGCTTCCGTCAGGGGTTTCAGCGCATTGATGGTCAGCGACCGATCCACCAGCCATTTCGACCATTCGTGCCCGAACATCTGATCGACGAACCGCGCCTGGTCGTTCATCGTGTGCATGAAATCGTCCCAGATCACCGCCCGGCGCGCCATCGCCGCCTTGTCGCCGCTCTTCGCCATGGCGCCCACCATCTTGTGCATGGTGACGGTGACCGGCAGGCCGGCCAGCCGACGCGCAGCGGCCGAGACGAACGGATCCGTTGCAGCTGCCAGGATCGACGTCGTGCCCAGCATGGCCGACGTCGCGACATTGCGGATGTCGGACGCATATTGCGCCGGCGCGTCCCAGACCGTCTCGCGGCCGCGCAGCGCCCGCCAGAGGCTGTCGATCCGATAAGCGGCGATCTTGCCCGAGGACAGGCCGGGGATCTTCACGCCGGCGACACGGCCGGCCTGGCGCTTGCCGATTTCCGCCTGGATGCTCTGTTTCAGCCACTCCACCGTCGCATCCGGGTTCGGCCCGAAACGCTCCATCGCCGCAATATCGCGCGCAACGCCGTTGATGTGGTTGAAAATAGCCGAGATCGGATCGGTCTTGCCGAAAGCATTGTTATAGTCGATCCAGCCCTGGGCGTCGTTGAAGATCAGGAAGCGACCGTCCTGGTACCGGCTCGCCACCTTGCCCTTGCCGAAAGCGCGCGCCTCGGGAACGCGGTGCGCCCAATTGTCGGACATGATGCTGTCGAAGACATAGTCGAGCGAATTATCGATCCCGTCAGCGCCGATCACCTCGCCCGTTTTCGGATTGCTCATCAGATCGACGTCGAGCAGCGGCCGGATGAAATCCTTCCATTTCTGCCGGGCGGCATCGAGATCGACGCCCGGGCCACCGAGCGCCCGAATTTTCGCTGGGTCGTGGCTGTGCGGCAGCCCCCAATCATCGCGCTTGGGAATGGCGCCGCCCGCCTCATTGAAGCGCAGGCGCAGATCCTCGAGCACCCCGGAGAGCGCCGAGGCCAGGGCCCGGGCGGCCGGGTTGCTCGTCTTCTCGCCATGCATGGCGCGGATCACGTCCGGCAGATCCACCGAATTGCGGTAATTGCCCATCGGTCCGGAGCGGCGGAAATGGTCCATGGCTTCCGCCAGGTCCCGATGCGCCATGGCGATGATCGCGTTCGCCTTGCCCGCCATCGATGATGTGCCCTTGTAGCCATTGTGGATCATCAGCGACAGCACCGCGTCGAGCTGGTTTTCGCGCCCCTTGAGATCGCGATAGTTCTCGATGAAATCGGCGATCTCCTTGCGCCGTGCTTCGGTCAGCAGCACTTGGCGTCGCTGCTCCATCGCCTCCGATCGGAGCGAGGCCACCACTTCGTCGCGCGCCGCCTTCTTCGCCTCGGCTTCCGTCATGCCCGCCCGCTTGCGCTTGAAGCGCGCCTCATAATAGCGGTTCAGCTCTTCGGCCTGGCGGCTGTTGATGGCGCCCTGCTCCACCGCGCTATTCAGGCAATCTCTCAAACTCACAGCGTGCACGCCTCCAGAAGGTCCGCATGGAAATTCGGCTGGTCGGCGATCTCGAGCGCCTGGCCGATGGTGATCGGCGTCTTGTTGCCATTGCCGTCTTCAAACGGCAGCATTTCGAACATGCTGGCGATATTGCCATCCTTGTCGAGTTTCGGCTCGACGAAGTCCCCCGCCAGCGTCTCGGCCTTCGCCATGGCCGCCTGGTCGAACGGTTCGGCCGCTTCTGCAGGCCGGATGTGCTGGTCGCGGATCGGATCGTTATCGAAGGTATCGGCAAGATCGACACCGGCATCGGCGGCGCGCACGCCGTCCCTGACATCGGCCGGGATCTGGCCGCCGCTCCCGGCCGCGGCCCGCTCGATGCCCTGGTCCGGACGAGCGCGATAAGCATCCACCGCCGGTTCATCGCCGTCATAGATCCGCTGGTAATCGTCGGCGGAAAGTGTGCGTCCGCCCGCCTCACTCCGGTCCATCATGGCGCGCTCGACGATCTCGCGCGACGGAAACCGGTCCGGATCCTCCGCATGGCGGATTGCCGCCGACATCAGCGCGATATCGTCCGGCGTCGCATTTTCGGGAACCATGATGTCGTCGAGCGTCCGCTCCTCAAATGAGCGCGAAATCAGCGACAATTCGTCGGGAGAGATGGAAACGCCGGTCTCGGCCGCGAAGGTCTCGATATCGCCGCGCTCCGGCCTGCCATCGAGCAGCCGCGCCGCCCGTTCCGCCCCGCCCTCGCCGAGCTTGAACAGCCGCGCCACCTCGGCGCCGCCCTGCACGGTTCCGCCGAACAGCGCGCCGAACGTACCGGCAATGCCGATATTCTTCAGGGCGTTTTCAAGCCCGTGTTCGACGCCGGCCGTGCGCTTGCGCTCCTGGCTCGCCGCCTGCAGCACCGCTTCCTGCCCGCCGTTCAAAAGGAATTCGGTCAGCATCGTCTGGCCAATCCGGCCCGCAACGGTTTTTGCCGTCGATCCCGACGCACCGAAGGTCGCCATACCCCATTGGAACGGGTCGCGCGCGGCACCCTTCAGGCCGCCGGCGAGCTGCGCCGTGAAACGCCCGATCGTCCCCAGCGCTGGCGACATCGCCGCCACCCCCGCTTCCTGCTCGGCGTCGCGCATCACCTGGTCGCGCTGCGCCTCGATGCCGGTGCCAAGAATGGAATTCACCTGGGGATAGCGATCGGCGAGCTGCAGCGCCTTTGCATCGAAGGCGGCTTCCTCCTCGCGGCGCAGCTCCGGCAGGAGATCGCCGAGCGGGATCGTGCTCGTCAGCGCCGCCATGCTCTTCTGCCGCTCGGACGCCACCCGCATCGGGTTCGGCAGGCTTGTGCCGGTCAGTTGCTCGATCGCTTCAATACGGCGCTGATAGGCCGCGTCGAGCGCATCCTGTCCGGCGTTGAAATTCTCGATCAGCTTTTGCGTGTCGTCGCTGGCGCCAGCCAGCCGCGACCAGGCGTCGCCCCAATCCTCGGGGCCGTCGGTTGAGCTTTTCGGCAGGGCGTCGATCGAAACGAACATCAGCGGAAAGCCTCCGGAATGCGCGCCGCCAGGCGCTTGCCGAGGTCGCCCTCGAAATCGAGCACGATCGGCCGGCCGGATGCATCGGAAATGAACATCGGGGATCCCGTCGCCGGATCTCCGAGCGCAAAGACGTGACCGCCATCGACCCGCACGGGCATGGCATTCTGGAAATCGCTTGCCCGCCAGGCCTTGCCGTTCTTCCCGGCCGCGCCGCCGAGATCCGCATCGGTCAGCGCGCCCACGACATCGACGAACAGATCCGCGCGGATATTGCCGGGCACCACAACCTGCCGCTCCTTCCAGCGAAAGCCCGGGTCATAGCCCGCAAATCCGCCAAACTGCACATCGCCGGCAAATGTCGCGCCGGCAGCCTCATTCAGCGCCCGCTCGAAAATCGGCTTAGCATCGGCGGATTTCGGGTCGATGCCGGCATCGTAGAGCCGCTTGCGCGCTATCGCGCCGGCGCCCGCCTGGAAGGTCCGGCCCGCCGCCGGGTCGAACACCAGGGCCGAACCGACAAGCTCGGCCGCCACCGGCCGCTGTTTCGTCACCGGCATCTCCGGATAGGCCTTGCCGTCCGGCGTCTTGCCATAGCCGGCGATAAGATCGCGCGCCGCATTGGCATCGCCGCCCAACACCATGATCGTGCCGGCCTGCTCGAGGCCGGGCGCATCAGTCCCCAGTTCGGCCAGGATTTTAGATGCCTTCGGCCCGGCGCTGGACACGACGCCGGCGGCGATCGCCAGCGCCGCATCCGGATCTGTCGCGACCAGCGCCTTGATCTCCGCCTTTTCCTGCGGCCGGAAATAGCGCGGCTGCACTCCGAAATGCGCCGCCGCGGCGTCCGCATCCGCCATCCTCGAGCCAAAGGCGCTTTCCGCCTGGTCGACGGTGACGCCCTCGCCGATCGGCAGGCTTTCCGTCATCGGCAGGACGCCGAACCGCTCGGCAACACCGAGCGGATCCGTCGCCAGTTCCTTGCGATGCTTCTCCACCTGGCCGCGCGCAAACTCGATGTCTTCCGGCCGCGCGGTCCCTCCCTCGCCGGCCAGCAGTTTCGGCAGCAGTTTTTCGACCTGCCCGATCGGCAGCTTGCGGATCGCGTCGGAAACCCGCATGCGGGCAAGCGTCGATTGCACGATTTCGCCGCCTTTCGGCGCGGTCCCGGCATCCAGTTGGAAGCGCGCGAGCTCTTCTGCGGTGACCGGCTGGCCACTGGCGATCCGTTTCGCCAGGTCGTTGCCCCGCGCCACAAGCGCCGAATTCGCCTGGACATCCTGCGTCTCGCGCGCCTTCTGCGCCGCCGCCAGTCCCTCGTTGATCCGATCCCAATCGGCAGCAGAAACGCCCTCGAGCGCGCCGGCTGCAAAATCCTTTTGCATTTCCGCCCGCATCGCGCCGATCTCGTCGGGACGAAGATTGCCCGCCTGCTTGACATAAAAGCCGACAGTGCCGTCCGACCGGCTCTGCCGCTTGGCAAGCGCCGCCTCGCCGGGCGTCAGTACGCCGCGCGCAACGGCGCCGTCATAATGCGCGTCGATCGACGCCTGGACGTCGGCCAGCGCCGCACCCGCCTCCGGATCGCGCGGATCTATGCCGGCAAGGGTCTGGGCTTTGCGGTCCTCATACTCGCCGACGCGGTCGAGAAACTCGACACGCGCCTGCGCTTTCACCTGCTTTTCCTTCTCCGATCGCGCCCGGCTGACCAGCGTCAGCGCATTCGAGCGGAAAGCCCGGCTGTAATCCGGCGCGATCTCATCGAAGACGCTTTCGCGCATATGGGCGGTTTCGAGCTCGCCGAGCGCATCCTGCAGTTTGTCGGGATCGTCCTGGTAAGCCTCATAGACCGCCGCCTGGTCGGCGCGCATGGTCAGGTCAAGTTCTTCCAGATAGGTGCGGGTTCCCTCGACGGTATAAGCCCGCCCATAGATCGTGTCGCTGCCGGATGGGCGGAACGTGCCGGCCTTCCCGGGCGTCACGGTCACCGGCGTCGCGATCGGCGTCACGGAGATCGGCGCCACCGACGCCGCAGGCAGCGGCGTATAGGACGAGCCGCCCTCCGGAGCGGCAATCGGAGCGCCACCGCCATTGACCTTGCCGATCCAGAGATTGGCGAAATCGTTCGCCGACATGTCCGCAGATCCGCCATTCAGCCGCACCGCATCGGCGCCGACCAGATCGGCGGCTTTCGCGAAAGGATTGGCGAGCAGCTTGATCGCGCCGCCGCTGCCCTGCTGGTGCGCCAGGTAAAGCTCACCGGCGGTCGGAGCCCGGCCGAGCGCCTTTGTCAGCGCGGCGGCATTGTCTTTCATCAGCCGTGCGCCCGCGTCGGCTGCCTGCTCGAGGTCGAACTTGTCGGCCAGCCCATATTGCCGGGCGGTGCTGTCGATAAACTGCAAGATCCCGCCGGCCGAGGAATTGGGATTTTTCGCATTCGGATTGAAATTGCTTTCGAGCCGCGCCGTCTCCATCAGCGCGGTTTCGTCGACACCATGCCTTTGGGCGGCACGCGAAAGGGAAACGCGCACCTGTGCCGGCGGAACCACGACGCGCACGCCCGTGCCGGCGCTTGCCGAAACCGAGCCGATCTGCTGTCCGCCGGTGACGGTTGCCATGCCCGGCGCGCCGGCGGCCGCATCGCGCGCGCCCGCAAGCGCCCCTTCGCGCGCCGCCTGCCGGTCGGCCCTCTCGCCAAACGTGTCCGCCATGCGCGCCAGGCCGGCCGCAACGCGCCGCTCGAGGTCGCCATTGTCGCGGGCAACAGCAAGAAGTCCCTCGGCAAGCAGCGGCTCGCTGCGGAACGGCCGGTAGGTCACCGGGTCGAGACGCTTGTTCGCCATGAATTATCCCCTGTTCGCAATTGCGGTGGCGCCCTGGAAGCCGGTCCCGATCGCGTCCCAGATACCTTTGGATTTGGCGCGGCCGGCCATGCGCAGGAAATTTTTCCGACGTTCCTCGAGGCGAGCCGTGCGCGTCATCTGGGTTCCTGCATCCGCCTCGAGCCCGACATCCAGTTCGCGATAGGCATCCTTGCGGGCCTGCAGCGGCGTTCCGAACGAAAGATCCGTGCCGGAGGCCGCATAGGCCACGTCCATGGCGCCGATACTGTCGGCCGCCGCCCGCTTCAGGCCGGTGCGCCGCGAGATCCCCTGCAGGGTTTCGAGCGGCTTTTCCCGGGCAGCATCCTCAGCCTGCAGCTCCAGCTGCTCGGCCTCGGCATTGCCGGCATTGATCGAGGAGAACATCGACAGCACGGTCGCACCGCCCTGCAGCAAGCTCGCCAGCGAAAACGACGACGCGGCGCCTGCGGCAGCACCAGCGCCGGCGGCGGCAGCACCGGCACCCGCCGTTCCTGCCGCGCCCGCCCCGGCGGTAAACAAGGAAAATATTGCCTGCATCAGAGCTTCACCCCCGGAAGATAGTCGCGAACCCGCAAAAGGCCTGGCCGCGTCTGCGTTATGCGAACCGTCGGCCCCTCGATGACGCCATTCAGGCCCGAGACGGTTTTCTTGCCCGTAAACGGAACCGGCGCGATGCTGAGATCGTCGCTCGACCGCGCCAACGGCACATTCTTTGGCGGCGATCCGTTGGCGCCGATCGCAATGCTTTCCGTGTCGATCAGCGCAAGATTGACCGTATGGACACGGCCTGGTCGCTGCAGGATCGAATTGTCCTGCAGCACCTTCACGAACGGCATGCTTTCGAAATTCGGCGGCTGCCACAGCCCGACTGTTGCGGTCGAAACCGGTTCGTCCGTCGCGATCGCGCCGCCCGAAACCGCGAAAGGCCCCAGGACAAAGCCGTTGATCCGCGCCCAAACAGTTTTACCCTCGAAGCGCGACAGCCCCGAAGCAATGCCGGCAAGGTCGGTGGACACATCGACGCCGTCGTGAAACACATTGCCGGCCGCTTCCTCGAGCAGTTCCTGGCTGACGGTCGCGCCGCGCTGGACGGCGATCGACACCCGCTGCTGGCCATCGACGGCGATTTCCTTCACCAGTCCGCCGGCGGCCGGGATCCACTCGACGACAGCCATGATCTCCTGGCTCTTGATGACGACGGCGTAGATCAGCCGGCCGTCGTCGCGCAGCATCCACAGCCGCGACACATTGTTGTTGTTCACCTTCTTCTGGACGCACATGCGCTTCACGCCCGCGATCAGATGCGTCGCGAGCAGGCTTTCCGGGTCGGCGAGGAAGCTGGTGGAAACATCGTCATAGCTGGTGGAATAGAGGACAGAGCCATCCTTGTTGACGTACCAGACAAAGCCCTCCAGCACCTGCGGCCGACAATTCGCGCGGCAGCCGTTCTCCGTAGTGCGAACCCAGTTGATCGGCTCGTTGCGCACGATCGTCCGGTTCGTCGCGAACCATTCCGCCTCGTCGGTAAAGGCGAGCAGATATTTCCCCTCGATGACGTGCAGGATCCGCTCTGATGAAATCGTCCGCAGCGCCTCGAGGCGGGCGGCATTGTCGGACTGATCCTTTGTGTTGAGCGTGAAATATTCGGCCACCTTGCTCATGGCGATCGAAGCCCGGCGCGCCATTGCGGCGTAATAGATCGCCCGGTCCTGGAACAGATCCATGCCGGCAAACCAACCCTTGCTGCCGCTCACCAGCGGCTCGCCATCCGTCTTGCCGGTCACGATGTGGGAGGCGATGACGCTGGCATCGGAGGTGTTGAGGATCCGCGCATCGAACTGGAATTCGTCGCCTTTCAGGGTTCCGTCGAACTGGACGGTAAACACCTTGTATCCGCTGTAACTGACGGTATCGTCATGAACGATCTCGAGCCCGCTGTTCATTCCAGGCAGAAGCCGCGCCTGCGCCTGGAGCGCGGTTGCAAAGGTCTGCCAATCCGTCAGGGTGGCGTCAGACGGCTTGATCTGAGCCGGGACGGCATTTTTCAGTGTCACACCGTCGGACGTGTTTCCCTCGATGGAAATTGACATGACGAGCGCCACCGTGCCGTCCGTATAGCGCACATAGAACTGCCATTTGTCAGTTGTCTTCGCGTAGGTGCCGCCGAGATCGACCTCCGGGATGTCCTGATAGGGCCAGAAATCGACCGTCCAGACGGTGTCGTCGGCGGGATTTTTGAACAGGCGGCGCGTTTGCAGGCTTTCATGCCAGACGCCGAACGTGTTGGCCTCGCCGAAGAATGTCAGCTCCGGCAGGATCGGCGCCGTCACCCAGCTTGCCGCGATCGTCGCGACCCGGACCGAGGAATTCCGGAAGACGCGGATCTCGCCGACGGTAAACACGAGCAGGTAGGACAGGCTGGCATCGACGCGCAGCACGCCATAGCGGCAGTCGGCCGAGGCGGCGATTTCGACATGGCGCGAACTGGGCGCCAGCGTGAAGCCGGATTGCGGCACCGGCTCGACATTCTTCATCGCCAGCGCGCCGTTGTAGTATTGCTTGATATTGACCTTGCCGCGCAGGCCGGGCGACAGTTCGCCTGCATTGGCGGAGCTCTTGAGATCGCCGGGCACCCGCATGGTCAGAACCTTCCATGCCAGGAATAGTCGCCGCCGCCGATCGTGCGGGCATTGGTCAGCGGGTCGGCATTGAGAAGCGGTGCGCCGACCGGCGCGGCCGCCCGGTTCTGGGCGATCAGCCGGCCGAACATGCCGCCGGTCATTTCCTTCGACGGCGTGCCGAAGGCCTCGACGAGCTTGCTGTCGCGCATGGCCCCATCCTGAAACACTGGAATGCAAAGATCGCCCTCGAGGGCGCGCACGAAGGCAGCGCGGAAAGCAGGATCCCAGACGTCCGGATCGACCAGGACACGGCAGCGCGCCCAGACATCCTCTTCCTCGCAGTGCACTTCCTGCCCCTCGAGGTCGTAATTGCGCAGCGGTTCGGGAGATTGTCCGGCCCGGGACATGATCTTGAGCGGATCGCCGATCTTGTTGCCGGGCAGGTCGAAGGCATAGCGCCAGCCGCTTTCGGGGGCATCCGCGTGGCGGTTGAGCTTGAAGGTTTTGCGGCAGAAGGTCCAGTCATGCATCCCGAAGGTGAAGTCGATCAGGTGATCCCAGACGGCATGGATCTGCGCTGAGAGGTCGCTGTCGTCATCGATGGAGAACACGACGCCGGCGCCGATCGCGACAAGCGCCTGATTGACGATGGCCAGTTTGTCGATGCTCATGCCGCGCCCCTCGATGGAATGTCAAAATCCAGGGCCGGTTGCCCGGCCCTGGCCTCGGTCAGCAGCCGATCAGCTGCCGGCGGCATCGCCGTCATAGGCGACGGTGACATTGCCGGTGGAGGGGACGGCGGTGAAGCGGAAGGAAATGCGGTCGATCGTGCCGTCGATATCGACGATGGCATCGACGCAATCGCCGACCTTGACGGTGTTGCGGGCGTCATTGAAATAGCCGGCAGCCACCACTTCCGATGCCGTGTCGTTCGTTGCGTAATTGTACCAGGAGACCTGGCGGTTTCCGGCAAGAGTGGCGGTGTTGTAGCGCTTGAGCGCCCTGATATCGTGAGCCATGGAAGCATCCTCTTGAAGTGAACAAGGGTGAAAACGGGCGGCGGACCGCCCGTCTCATCAGGCGATGCGATCGGCGGTCTTGATCGCCAGCTTGCGGATCCGCTTGACGCCTTCCGGCAGCAGGCCGACGGCAGCACCCGACAGCTGCACCTTGCAGAGGTTCGGCGTGCCTTCCATTTCCGGCATGGGATCGATGGTCATGTTTTCCTGATCCCATTCGATCTCGCAGCCGACGGCCTTTTCCGACCAGGCGAAGGTGTCGAGATAGCCCGTTCCGGTGAAGCCGGGCGTTCCCGTGACGAAAGCGCCCGTGCCATAGGTGAAATATTCGTCGGGGATGGCCATGATGTGGACGCCGCGGAACGTCTTCTTGGCGACGCGCCCGTTCATCGCAAAAGGAAGTTCCTTGTTGCCCTGATAGTCGGCGTTGGAAAATTCCTTGTACATCAAGAGCTGGGAGAACCAGACATGCGGGATGGCCCAAAACACGTCGTCATCCGAGCCGGCGCCGGAGATCTGGTCGGCAACGGCAATGGCATCGAGAAGGTCGACGCGGGTGGTACCGTCGCCGATCGTCTGGACGGTCGCCGGCGCATCGGTGAGCGTCGATGTGCCAGCAGCAAAGGTGTTGAGCGCGTCGAGCTTCATCCGGTCGCGCTTGCGGCGAACCGAATTCCCCATTTCCTCGGCGAGTGCCGCCTGCAGGCTCGGGCCCATCTTGCGGACATCCTGCGAGCGGAACGTCGTCGCCGCTTCGAAGTCGCGAGTAAGAAGCGGCAGCATGTCGAGATTGATATCGGACAGCTTGACCTTCTGGATGGCCCCGGAAAGCTCGTACATGTCGATGCGACCGCCGACGACCGGGAACTTGACGGTGCCGGCACCGCCCTCGCCGCGCACCATCGTGCCGTCGAGATAGCCACCCTTGGCGCGGTAGCGCGTCCGGACCTGGTCGCGGATCTTTTCAGTAAACCAATTGGGAATACCAGGCATTGAGAAACCCTCTGTTGTGTGATGGACGAAATCACCGTGAGGGCCGATTAGCCGGAGCCTGATGCGGGTCCGGTGAAGGATAGCCGCTTCGTTCTGTCCAGGTCGCTCCCGTCCGGTAGCCACTGGAGAGTGGCACCGGACGGCAAGCGTTAAATGCGTCAGTCGTTCGGGATGAGTTTCTGGTAATCGGCCTGCAGGGCGTCATAGGAAGCCTGGCTGAATTTCGAGTTGCCCCAGGTGTTCTCCGGCAGGCCGGCACGCGCCGCCAGTGCCGCGCGCGGATCGCCGCCATTCGGCGCGCCGCCGCCCATATAGGGCCCGGTACCGCCGCCGGATTTCGCGCGGAAGAACTCGATGAATTCATGCCCCTTGGCGGTATCGCCGAGCATCATCTTGACGTGCTCGATCGTTTCCTTGGCGAGCCCGCCCTTGTCGGCCGGGGTCGTCGCCATCTGGTCGAGATAGGCGAAATTGTCGTTCATGCGCTGCTCGCGCGCCGTCTTCTGCTCTGCCTCGGGCAGGTGGCGGTGCATCTCCGGCGTCAGCGCCAGGCGCTCGGCCGCCACGTCGATCGGCGGTTCCATCATCCCCATTTCGGCGGCGACGGAAAGAAACTGCTTCGTCATCCCCTGGAAGACAGGCAATGGAACGCGGCTTTCCAGGGCAAAAGCGGTCATGCGTTCGAACAGCGGATCCTTCGCCAGTGTTTCCAGATGCGGTTTCACCTCCGGCGCGATGTCGGCACCGAAATCGGCATAGGCTTCGACCTTGTCCGGAACGACGTTCTGGCTGTCGCGCTCGCGATAACCCTTCAGCGCCTTGGCCATATTGTCGGCGGTTTCCCGATCAGTCTTGCCGATCATGTTGTCCGGCACGCCCTCGGGCTTGTAGAGATCCACCGGCGCCGCCAGCGCAGCCGCAGCCGCAGCGGCATCCGCCGATGGATCACCTGCCGATGGAGACGCGGCAGGATTGGGGTTTGCAGCCGCGGCAGCCGCCGCGGCGGCGGGATCACCACCACCGCCACCACCGCCGCCATTGTCGTCGGGACTGCGCAAAAGATTGTCGAGAAAGAATTTCATGATCCAGCTCCATTTGGATGAACGAGTTTTTCCCCCGCGGCGATCGCCTTGAGGATAGTCTCACCAACGCCGTGGATCCCCTGCAGGGTCGCTGCCCGCAAAGCGGTTTCCTCGATCGTCGATCCCGTGATGCGCACCGGCTGGCGCACCGTGATATCCATCAGCCATTCGACGATCTCGCGGCCCTGGGCCGTTTGCGAAAGCCCGTAGAGATATTTGGCCACCGTGTCGCTTGGCTGGTAGGCGGCCTTCATTTCCTGCGGCAGCATCAGTTGCTCGAGGGCGTCCCAGCCGCCGCCGGCAATGCCCTGCTCGAGCAGATCAAGCGGCTTTGCCGCACGCGTTCCAACGAGAACCATGGTCAGGCCGCCTGTCTCATGTCGGCCGTGGCCGCATCGCCGATGATCTTGGGCGCCGCCTCGGCGGCTTTCGCCGCGAACAGTGCGGCGACCTGGCGCTCCTGCGCCGCCTGCATGTCCGCCATGACCTTCTTCTTTTCGTTTTCGTCCGGGATCAGATCCTTGTCGATCTGCAGGCCGTCGGCGACCCGGTCGAGAACCTTCTCGATATTGGCGTAGAGCGGCACATTGTCCGGCCCGGCAATGGCGCCGACCATCTCGAGGTAATTGGCGATCGACGCGAGGCGGTCGGCATTGAGCGCCGCCTGCATGGGCGAGCGCACCTTGATCGATACGAGCAACTGGTCGATCTGGATCGGATTGCCGCGCAGCATGCCCATGTCGAACAGGATCTCGGCGACGCGCGGCACGATGATCGGCATGATCTCGTTGACCAGGCGGCCGAAGGCACCAATATGGACGTCGGCTTTCTGCCGAAGACGGCCGGCGATCTCGCTCGCCGAGCGCGGCGTGCCCTGGTATTCCGGCAGGCGCGTGTCGAACATCGCCGTCTTGATCTGGTCTTGCAGGTCGCCGATCAGCATTTTTGCGACGTCGAACCGCGCCGAGGCCGGGTCGAGCCGGGTCACGTCCGGACCGAGCACGCCGCCGGTTGCCTGCATCGGCCAGAATTCGCCCGGGCCCATGCGCACCGTGTCCGGATTGAACGTGCCGCCGGCGCGATAACCCCAGATGCCGAGCATGTTGATGGCAGCCGATTTCAGCGCCAGTTCCTGCGCCTTGTTCAAGGTCTTGATCGAGGGCAGCGCCGTCAGGATGACGCCGCGGCCATAGGGCTCGCCGGGCACGCGGTAATAGCGCGGCACGGCGATCGGCTGGGTGCGCATGCGCTCGTGCTTGATCGCCTTGGCGCTCTTCTGCAGATGCGCGCAGAAGTGCCAGCCGACGCCCTTCGGATCGGCCCAGAAGTCCTGGAAGAGCTCTACCTCCTGGCTGGGTTTTGCCTTGGCCTCGTCCTGGAAACCCTCCGGCCAGGTCCCGTCCGGAAAGGCGCCGAGCAGCTGCTCGTGCTCGACCATCTGTTTCCAGGAAACGAAGATCACCCGGCCATAGGCATCGACGCCGACGGCGAGCTGGTCGAAGGGAATGCAGGCAAATTGCACCGGCATCCGCGCCGTGCCCTTGACCGGAATGATCGCGCCGGTACCGACTGCCAGGTCGATGCACATTTCATGGATTGCCGTGTCCCAGTCGCCGGCGAGAAAGAACGGGTGGATCATCTTCGCCAGCTTCTCGAGCTCGCGATCATAAACCTTGACGCCTTGTGGCCCGATGGCCATCGCGGCGATCGGGCCGGTCTCGAGCGTGAAAGTCGGCTGGCCTGAAGGAAAAAGATCGCGCTGCAGGTTGCCGGCAAAATACATGGCCGACATCGGCGCCGTCATATCGTAGAGCCGATCGGGCGTCTTCGAGCCGCCGGCGCGTCCGGGCCGCCGCTGCGGCACCGCGAAATCATAGGCTTCCTGGTAGATGCCGTCCCACGGCGCCCTTTGCTGCCAGACCTTTGCGGACCGGAGCTTGACCGACTGCAGATTGACATCCTCCGCCATCAGGCAAGCACCTTGGTGGCAGTTTCCGGCCCGTCCTCGAACAGGCGGCGGCCCCGCGGCGCACGGCGGCTTAGGCTCGACGCCTGGTCCTGCCGGTTCAACTCGGCAAGCTGGCGGTCATTGGCCACGGCCTGGGCTTTCTTGCTCTCCTCGGCGGCCTTTTTGGCGCCATTATCGCCGCCTCCGAAAAGCCCTTTGACGACATTGGTCATCGTTTTCGCCCCGCAAACTGCCAGAGTGTCGATCCGGCCCCTTCCACCGGGAGGAAACCGACAAGCCGCGCCATGCGTTCTCCCGAGCGATTGCCGGGCACAACATGGGTGTGGATTGCCGGTACAGTCTCCGCGAGACGCGAAAGCGTTAAATGTGCAATGGAAACCAGCTCTCGCATGTGCATGCGCGCGCGAGGCTCGATCGAGAGGCAGAATTCCAACCCCTCTCCGACGGGCACCAGGAAGGCAAGCGCAAGGATCCCGTCATCATCGGCGAAGCCCGCGACCTGGCCGCGCGACCGCATGGCGATGAAGGCATGCCGCAGCAGCGGCCGTGTGCCGGCAAAGTCGAGCAGGTCGCTCCACCCGACAGGCGATATCGCCGTGAGCTTGGCCATGCCAACTTTCCCGGGTCAGACGTCGAAGACGTTGAAGTTGGTGCGGTTCTTCCGGGCGGCCTCGGCCGCTCGCGCCTGCGCGATCGTGACGACGTTCTTTGCCCGACCGAGCCGGGACGCATCGTCCATCACCACGTGCATGCCGCGATGCCCAAGGCAGACATACTGCAGGGCATCATGCGGGTGCGAATATTTGTTTTTCACCACGTCGAGCCGGTCGGTGCCGCTGACCGAGGCCTGCTTTGTCAGCTTGTAGTGAGCGGCGAAACCACCGATCAGCATCTTGCAGCGCGGGTCGATGATCATGCGCGGTGTCGTCGCGTCGATCGGCGCGCCGAGATACCAGCGCACCGCCTCCTGGCGGATATGTGGTTCGTTGCTCGGCGCCGGCAGGATCTGGATCGACAGCGCCTTGCTGACCGTCTGCATCCAGGCGAGCTCGCCGGCCGTGGTATCGGCGCCGTAGAATGCCGCCGGATCGCCCCAGGCCTCGCGGATCGGATAGCCCGGGAATTGGTCGATCAGCAATTCAAAGAACATCTGCGAATAGCGCGCCGGTCCGGTTCCGGGCTCGGAGCAAAGCTCGGCGAGGATCCGCAGCTGGCCGTTCGGCATGAACTGGCAGACCGTGCCGGCCGGAGATCCGCCGGCATCCTTGCCGATCGACAGCGGAACGCCGATCGCGGGCTGCAGCGGCTGGTCGGCGACATGCAGGCGCTGGTCGAATTCGGGATAGACCGGCTTGCCGTCCTGTGCGTAACCCGAATTCGA